GTAACGCCTCGACCAGCTTTGTGTAGTTACTGATCAGCTCCGAGCGGTCGGCCCGCGTGTCGTCCTTTGCCGATTCGCCTAGGCTCGCCGCCAGATCCTCAAGTCGCTGGATCTCCACGTCCAACCCACCACCCTTCGCCTTCACGAGCGGCTGGGCCTCCACCTTCTTGCGCTGAAGGTAGACGGTGGCGCGGGATTTACCCGTGGCCGCCATCGCCCTCTTCACGTCGTGATTAACTGGCCTACCCATAAGACACAATTATTGCGAGGCTACACTCAAGGAATTTACGACAGTCGTTTCCACCGCGATGTTTCTACTCAAGGAGACTCCTAGTGTAGAAAAAAAATTTCTACTCAAGAGATTTTGGCGTGTCCTACTCAAGAGAAAAAGCCGCGCTCTACTCAAGAGAATCTGTGCCCGTCTACTCAAGAGAATTTGCACCATCATACTCAAGAGCCTTTGCCCGTCAGCTCAGTGTATTTCTTAGCGATCGGCTCTGCGTAGCGGATAAACTCTGTACGCATGTCGGATGTCCAAGCTTCAGGCTTAGATCGGTTTAGAAACCACTGACTGACCTTGATCAGCGGAAAGAAGAACGGTTTGCGTTCGCTTGGTACGGATGTCGTGATCGGATCGGGCAGCATCTCTGTCCATAGCATGATCTGACGCAAGGCGGCTGGGTCACCGTCTTGCAGCTTCTTCTGATGTGCCGCCACACGTTCTAGCCGCTTGCCTTGCTCATCAGTTAGATCAACCGACTCAAGCAACGCAGACACGTTCTCACCTTTAGCTCTTGCGTTAGATATGATGGCACCGGCCTGTGCTGCCAGGCCAATCACCTCACCCATCTGCTCAAGCGTTTCGGTACGCCTCTTGTTTAGCTTCTTAATTACTTCTTTGAGTTCTTGCATCTGTCCCTGCCTTTCAATAGTGCGGCGTTGTTAAACTTAGGAATCTGACGACGCCGCTTGTCGTGGTGCTTCCTTGCTCTGAGGTCATATGCCTCACGAGCCTTTTGGCTTTTCTGTGCTCTGACAGGCAAACCAAGGCGATCAGTTAGACTGAGCACCCGCTTGCTAAAAGCCTGCTTGGTAATCTTGTGCTCGCTTGCGAGCTGAGTCATGGACTTGGTCGATCTGTTAAGCACTACCGCCAGCACAGACTGCTCCAACGTATCGGCCATGTTCTGAACGGCCGGATGGTCTGGCGCTTTAGTTATAAGGTAATGGAATACCTGTGTGGTCAAAGCCACTGACGACGTTGTAACAGTCAGACCCAGCTCACAGAACGCCTCATGGACTAGATCCGCTATGCCATCGATCCGCGTGGATATGTGGGCTGAACCGCATGGGATCCGTTCTAACGCTTGCTGATCTATCATATTAAATTAACCCCCTTAGTGCAGTCGTTAGTGCAGTAATGGAAACGGTCGTCTGCATTAGTGCAATAATAGGCCCTAAAGGGCCTTTATTACTGCACCTACATGCTCCACAATACTGCACTAGTGCAGTAATAGTTATTGCACTAACTCTAGAATGGCTCATTTGTCACCTTTTTGCTGAATAAGCCATCGCTGGCTTCTTCGATTAAACCGTCATCTTTGGCCTGCTTCACGCGGGCCTTCGCTTGCCGTTCCTGTAGCCCGGTGGCCTGTTGTACAAATGTAACAACTTGAGTGTACTTGGCGCCTTCGGGCAGCTTGGCCCAATCGATCGACGTTGCCCTGCGGCCTACTGACTTTTCAGGCGCTCCCACCTCAATCCACGCCATGCCCTTGTCGGCATGCTTTAGATGGACTAGCGGCTGCGTCTTACTGGCAATTAAATCGCTCGCAGTTACGCCAGAACGTAGCCCAGACCGCTTTCCGCGCTTGGTCACCTCTAGCTTGTACGTGTACGTGCCTTGCTCATCCTGGCCACAAGGCGACAGCATTAAAACGGCTCTTGCCCAATTCGTCAGCTCGCTCGATCCAAATCCGCTATACGCCTTGTCGTGCCCTTGGTAACCGCTGCCGTCCCGTGTTGGCTTTGGCGTATGGTGCATAAGCATCCAAGCAAATCCGCCAGATAGCGCCAGTGGGTTAAGCAAATTACGCAAAAAGCCACCGGCCGTCTCTTGGCTGGACAAATCGCCACCAATAAACGCCAGCAACGGATCTACCCAGGCTAGATCGGGTTTATGTTTTTCAGCTAGGCGACGCATCCTATCAACGAACCGCTCACCCGTGGATGTGCAGTCACGCACGATCACAATGTTCTGCTTCACACGTTCCAGCTCCTCTGCGGTCAAATCCAGCGCCTTTAAGATGCCCTGCAACGCTTCCGCCACGTCGCCCTCATCGTTCTCCGCCTGCACGATCAGCGACTTTAGCGGCTTGCCGTGTGGGCTAATGCCAAACAGATCACGCCCGGCCGCCCAGGTGATTGCGGCCTGTAAGCACAGCACGCTCTTACCCAATCCACTGCTTCCCACCCACAAGGCCGAACCGCCACGGCAAATCCAACGCTTGCCTAGCAGTTGCGTTATATCCGCATCCTCCTTGAAATTGACCAACTGCTCCCAGCTATACGGCTCTGGAATATCACCGTAAATCGTGCGCTCCATCCACTCCATGTAGGTCAGCGTAGGTGCGCCACACTCGACTAACTCTTGCTGCAATCCTGTAGCAGTACGCATCGCTCCCGGCAACCGCGACAACCGCCCAGCGTCCTTGTTGGCCGGATCGGGCTTGCTGTGCTCTAGGTGCTTGTAGATAAAATCCACACGTTCAGCGAACTCCTTGGCATTGGCTGCCCTAATCTCCACCCATGCGTGTAGGCTGCGCGATCCGCTCTTAATGATGGACGACGTAGGCAGGCCGCTGCGCTTAATGATGGCCCACTGTTCAGCCATCGTGCTTTCATCGAACTCGATTAGGCAGTGACGGTACTTTACGATCGATTCCGCCTTCCGATTCTTCCCATTGTTGGCGTTGATCGACACATAGACGCCCACTGCGTCGCCTTGCCACTCCTTTAGTCCGTCGGCCTTAAACAGCTCTAGCCATTCCTCACGGCTTCGCGTCTCGCCTGCACCATCTGGCCGCTCCCGGTCGCCGTCCTTAATCGATCGGCAGATGTTGATCTGATCCCCTACGTCAAAACATGTAGTCAGGAACTTATCGACCGGCCCACTCTCCACGCTGATAGGCATAGGCGGCACTGGCAGATCCTCACGAACGATCGCCCCATTCTGATAACCGTACTTAGCCTTGGGCCTCCACGCCTCCCTGGCTGGCTTACTGAATGCGGATCTGACCGCACTAACGGCTTCGTTCTGCGACAGCCCCACCTTGTAAGCCCACTCCTCTGCGTTAGTCGTTGCGTCGAACTCGGTCAGCCCTTGGTCACGCCACTGGCAAGCCAGCTTAAAAAGTTGCGTGTTGCGCTCGCCTTCAGCGGCCCCGTTGCGGTGGATGGCTTCGATTGCGGGTGGTAGTGGTGCGATCATTTTTTAGCGAACGCTTTCAGCGCCTTGACGATTACGTATTCGATAACTGCTTCTGGATCTTTCTTTAACTGCCTTATTCCAAAAGCGTGTAGGGCTTGGGCCGTCTTTTCGTCGTAGGTTACGTCGACTAGAACCTGCTTTGGTGCAGGGCGTGCTTTGCCAAAAGTAATTTTGCCTAAATCCTTCATTTGCGTTTTCTCCTTTTTTTGCGTGGCTTCACTTCCTTCCAAATTTCAAAGTCCTTGTCGCAATCGACGGACAACAACATAAGCCGCTGATACAGCCACCCGCCCCAGCTCCACCGGGCGATGGTCTGGCTGGCTATGTCTCCTAAGTAATAAAACAGGATTGAAAGCAGTTTCATTTTTTGGCCTCCATCGCTTTGGCCTTATAGCCCTCGGCTTGCTTTAGCATTTCCGTGGCCATTAGAACGGCCAGATCTAGCCGGGTGCGTACTGCATCGTACTGCTTCTTCAGCAAATTCTTCTTCGCACGTTCGAGCACGGCGAGATGCCAGGTTAAACGCTTAACGCTCATAAATTTTCG